CGGTATGATTGAACGTTATGGTAATGAAGATTATATGGCATCACAGTTAAAAGCTAGAAGTTCTAATATAAGATTACATTTTGGTGATGAAATTAGTTCACCTTTTATGAGGTAAGATAAATGATACAGAGTATGAGTTATGATAAACTAAATCGGGAATATTACAAGAAGGTGGGACAATTAAAAGAAGTACGAGGATTATTAAAAGCACTTATTGAAAATTGTCCAAATACATATTCTGGAACGGATGTAATAAAGCAGCAGAATAAGATGTTTAAGTTTCAGAATGCTGTAAATAAGGTTGAAGAATTCTTAGAAGAAACAAAGGATGTGGAAAATGAGTAAATTGTTAATAACGGCAGACTGGCATATAAGAAGTACCGTACCAAGTTGTATTGAGGCAACACAGGAAGAATGGATAGATTTTGAAAAGAAATCTGTGAATCGAGTTCTTGAGATTGCCAAAGAAAATGATGTAGATGAAATAGAAATTGGTGGTGATTTATTCCATACAGAACAAACAGCATCTAATGAATGTATTTATCTTTTACAGGATTTTGCACAGAATGCTGATGAGGCAAATATTCCTGTTTATATTTTGTGTGGCAATCATGACCTTCCGCAACACAGTTCGACTAATATTCCTAAAGCTGCAATTGGTGTACTTCTTAATTCAAAATGTATTCGTAATATGGGTAAAGATACTTCTTATGTTAAAGGATGTAATTTTGATAAAGAAGATTACGGTGACGCTAAGATGATATTCAAACATGTCCTTACAATTCCTAGTAAAGATAAACCCGATTTCATTGATTGTGAAACACCTGAATCTTTACTTAAAAAATTCCCTCACGCACAATTTATCTTTACTGGAGATTATCACAAGAACTTTCATTATGTTTCAAATCACCGTCATGTTGTTAATTCAGGTTGTCTTATGCGACAGGCAGCTGATTTTGAAGATTACACACCGGGCGTATATGTTGTCGATACTGAAACTGAAGATGTAAACTTTGTTCCAATAGGACTTGAACAGAAGTTTAATCATAACGGATATGAAAAGAAAGCATTAGACCATACTATTGAGAATTTCGTTGAAGGTATTAAAACAGAAGATGTTACATTGGACTATGTTTCTTCACTTCGTAATGAGGCTAAGAATCATGATAAAGGTATACAGAATAGAATAAATGATTGGATTGAACAGTCGGGGAATTAATTATGACAGAAAAGCAGCAGAAACTTGTAAATTGGATTCAGAGCAAAACAGGAGTAAGATATAACCCAAAAGATAATCTTTCTGATTACATCAATGAATGGAGACCAAAGGCGGAAGATATTGCTGAGGAAGAAAGATTAATGAGAATGGAAGATAGTTTGAATGTAGATGAGGAGATAAGGAATGGTTAAGAAGAAGTATGAAAGTTTTGATGAATATCTGTTGGATTGTGGCGGCAAATATAATTTGAAATTAAGTCCGGTTGAGATAGGATTCTTGAGCATGAGCATGTACCTTTATATCAAAGATGAATCAAACAAAGATAAAGGTATGGTAATTGCAAAATCAATTTATGGGAAGTTGAAAAAGATTGATGAGAAGATTCAGAAGGGGAAGAAATAATGAATGCAAAACCACTAACTGTTGAAAAATGCAAACACAGAAAGAATTGTTATAATTATAAGAAAGGTGATTGCCAGGGTTGCAATATCTGGAATTATCTTTATGACGCAAAGGCTATGATTGATTGGTGTAGAAAGCAGAATGAAGATGTTTCAATGTTCACACTTAGAATGCACAGAGAATTAGAAGGAGCAGAATAATGATTAATCTTGAAATGCAGAAAAAGAATTTTGAAAAGCATGTTGCTAAGTTCACAGATTTAGGAAATATTAAAATCTTGGATTTTGCAGAACCAAATACTCGTTGTTATTGTATAAGATTTCTTTTTGACGAAGATTTTTGTTGCTTACACATTACCGGTGATTTGGGTCAACTTACTGCAACTAATTACAACAATATGATTTATGAACGTTTTGGTGATTTTGTACATAATCCGTCTTATTTCATGGGTAAAATTAATTGTCATAGTAGAGATTTATTTGAATATGACGAAGATTCTGCATATAAGGAAATTGAAGAACATATAAAAGATTATGAATTAGAATTACCAGAAGATTACGAAAATATTCACGATTTTATATGTGACGTATTAGAAGATTTTTCAGATAGAAGAGGTTTATCTGAAAAAGGATATGATGTACTCAGTAAAATTGATTCAGACTGTTGGGAATATGCGTCTAGTATTGGAAAAAGAAGTACAGGAATAGTTGAATTATATTTGCTTGCTTTTGAACTTGCTACAGAACAGTTGAAGAATAAAGGAGCAGAATAATGGAAGAACCAAATTATGTTTGTTTACTTGGTGGTAAATATGTTGGAAGAGATAATGAAGGAAAGTTTACTGAAAAATATATTTCTTGTGGAGATAAAGTTTATTTGGAGTTTAACCTTGGATTTATAAATACAAATTATAATAATCCATGTGAAATAAGACTACATCGTATTAACAGTGATTCTCCACATGTTGAAAAGTTTTGTAGATGTGTTATAGATGGTAAAGGAACAGAAATCTATCTTGAACAAGAAAATATATTAAACTCGTTTAGACCGATTGTTCATAAACATATTGCTACCATGATATTTAAGAATGTTAAAGAAATGAATAAATGGTTGATTGATAAACCTGAAAATTTAATAAAAGATATTAAGGTTGGTCGGAAAGCGTTTCTTGTAATGTATATTGATAATGGAGATGATTAAATGAATTTATTTGAGAAATGGAAAGAATTTAGGAAACATTGTATTTTCAATTCGACATTACACGATGTTATTGAATTAACTTATGATTATCGGAATATTAAGTTTGAAGGAATATATCATATTCCTGAAACAAATACTTACATTAGAGTTCATAAAGGTAATTTACAAATTATGGTCAAACTTGAGAATTGGAATATGTATCTGGCTGTCGAAAGAGATTACTTGTGTGATAGTCAGGGCGGTTCTTGGTGTCACGATATGTATTGGTTGTACAACGGACATAGCTATAAGTTTAAGTATGTTTCAGATATGCCAAAAGATTTTATGTATGATTTTCAGAAAGAACTTGTAAGTAATTACGATAAGATTAAAGCTGTAATTGTTGAAAAATGGCATAACGAATATTACAAAAATTAGAAAGTAATAAGATTCTAATATTATAATTATAATGGGAAATAAAATGAATAAGTTTAAGATTATATTTTTAAGTTGTGTTGCTGTTTTAGTAATTTCAGGAATGGTATGTTGCTATTTGTTGGGTACAAGTCGTGCTAAGAAAATAGCAGTAGATTTCACAGTTGAGGAAATAGTTATTCCTGAAACAGAACCACGTTATAAACATATTCCGAGACAGTACAGTGATTATATCTGCCGTCTTTGTGATGAACTTGATGTAGACTCTGACCTTGCTGTGGCGATTCTCATGGTTGAGAATCCTGAGTACAATCCTGAAGCAATCAGTAAACCAAACTTGAATGGTACATTGGATTTAGGACTATTCCAGCTTAATGACTATTATGTGTGGACAACGTTTAAGGATAGATATTGGTTTGAGAACATAGAATTGAACCCGTTCAATTGGAAACATAATATTTATATTGCATTACATCATATTCAGTATTTACAGGATAAATTGAAAGTGGAAGAAGATGTAATTATGGCATATAACGGCGGTGAAGGTAATGTAATGAATGATACTGTAAAGCCAAGTACAAAAGTTTACTTGGCTAAGGTAAAGAATAATCTGTATTTGCTGAGAGGTGAGAAATGAGAAGATTTAAAATTCACTTATGTCAAGATAAGGGTTTTTATAATGTTTTTGCGAAAGAAAGACCGGATAAAGTTGTAGAATGTTGTTTTAATACAAATAAAGAAGCAATCTATTATACTATGGATAAATTATTAGAAGCACCTAAGAAATATGAACATGCCATCTTATTTGATAATAAGGGAAATGATTTAATTTTTATTCAGAGGTGAGATAAATGAAAGAACCAAGCTGCTATATTGAAATGAGAAGACGCAAGTTATTTGAGATTTTTGAAATGATTAAAGGATGCAGCAATGTTGTTTATGATGCCATGAATCTCAAGATGAATCTTATCATTCCTAATTCAAAACAAGATGAACTTGATATCAGTGATTTATTGTTGGCTGTTTATGACCATGCTATACAAGAAAAGAATTGTATTGAGAATATGCTGATTGTAGAGTGTACAGATGAACAGAAAGAAAAGATAAAGAAGATATTGGGAGAATAAATGATTAACGAAGAATTAGAACTTTATAATATACCAAAGAATCACAGAAGTCTTAAAGTTTGTCTGAACAATAACGAATCATTATTCGAGTTCTTAAGTCGAGAAAGAATGTCTGTACCTAAGTTCGATTTTGATATTGCTTGTAAAAAACCAGACGTTGTTGTATGGGGATTGGAAAGAGACATAGATGAATCATTAAAAGATATATTATTTCATATTAAAATGACAGATGTATATGCAGCTTATTATTTTAAGGCTGGTACGGATTGGGTAGATTACTATCGTTTTATTCTAAAGTTTAAGGATATTGATGAATTAAGGAGCGTGTTGAATGAACGGAGAAGAAAAGATAAAGAAGATGTTGGGGAAATAAATGAAAGTAGATTTAGATAAATTTTTTAACGAATGTGTTACTCCTACTCTTGCACAACTAGAATCAAAAGAAAAATTCTTTAGACCACATTTTCTTTATGCCTTATTTTCGTTTGATAAAGAAATGTTTGGTTGGGTACATTATGAATGGTATCCGTGTAATCATCCGTTAGACCCTGTGGAATATGACTGTGATTTGGTAAAAGGATTTCGGATTCTTAATGAAGGAAGTGAGGAAGCCTATGAGTGTGATAAAGACCTTGCCGAGGCACAGAAAAGATACGATTTGTATGGTGAGGGTTGTACAGGTTGGGAGTAGACTGGAAGTTTATGGATAAGGTAATTGCAATTCCTGTAGGATTTGCTTTATATGAGAGGTTTGAATGAACGAAGAAATGGATATTGGTAAACGTGCTGAGCAAATGGTACTACAGCATTGTGCGGCTATAAATAAAGAAATCTCAGAAAATGTATTTAACAGCATTATGAATCGAGAAGTTATGAATAATACAAAAGCTGAAACATTTGAAGGAAAAGAATGTGGTAAACAGGATGATACTTTGAAAGTAAGATTTCATAGAGGTGGCCTTAAAGATTCTATGGAAACTTGTTTTGAACCAAAAGATTGGGATGACTTTATATCTCATTGTATGAAAGAGGATAAGGATATCATCATAAGTTCTATTAAATGTGAATTGTATTATGATGAGCCTGATACAAGAATTGATTGGGATGAAACATGGATGATTACAGCTAAGTTTCCGTATAATAAGAAACATGATTATCCTATTGGATTTAGTAATAGAAATATTATGGAGTTGAAGAATGTATGATGATAAGATAAGTCCTTACCGCTGTCCATTTTGTTTGACTAGACCGAGCCTTTGCACTACTGAGGCAAGTACAGGATTACAGAGTGTTGGTTGTTTGACTTGTAATTGTGCAGCTCCTGTATTCACACAGAAACATAACGAGCCAAAATGTATGCCGCTAGTAAAGTGGGATAAATGGGTAAGTGATTACAGAAGAGAACATCCAGAATGGCATAGATACACTATTTGTAAAGGTTGCATAGATTTTATGGAAAGTCAGGTTTGTCAGTGTTATGACCCTGATATTATAAGATGTCCGAAAGCAAGATATCCAGAGGAGTAAATAATATGGGAGCATTCAGATATTATTTTGGATTTTTGTACATTGTTTATCAACCAAAGAAAGGTTTTTGGAATCAGGATAAAAAGAAATATGTCTATAATATTATGAAAGCAACCTTGTATAAGAATAAGAAATGTGCAAAGGATAAAGCAAAGAAACTTGGTAGGGCACATAAAGTATTGTGCTGTAGACTTGAAGAACCTGATTGGTGGTAGAAATGTTTTTAGATTATTTTTTAAATGGCTACAAGAAAAAGAAAGGTAAAATATTCTTTATTCCAAGATGTTTTAATTGTGGTCGTAATTGTACAGAAACAGGAATAAGAAGTTTTGTATCATTTGGTACAATGACTTATTATGATATTTGTGCAGATTGTTATTGTAAGATAAATGTTGAGCAGAAGAAAAAAGACCGATATAAGAATTGGCTTGAAGGAGAAGAAGTTTTTATAACTTCGAGGGATTGCGAATGACATATAAAATAAAAGATACAATTCGTAGATTGTTACATCCTCATCCATTCAAGAATGGATTTTGGTGTCAGTTGTGTATAGTAACTGATAGTTATTATACAAAGCATCCATATCTCGGAATGTTATGGGAAACTTGGGATAGTTATGCCGGTGATGGTGATTATGGTTGGGATTACCGTTGGACAGGAAACCGTAAGACTTGGAAAGAACTGAAATGGTATAAGAAGTTCGGAATAGATGACGAAGGATTCGTTTTCATAGTTCCGTTCTTCATCGCTTATTTGTTAGTTCTTCCAGGTACGCTCTATAACATTCATAAACTGAATGAAGAGATAAAGTATTACAACGAACATTATAACAATTATTTTGAAGAAACAGATATAGAGGAAAATAAATGACAATTAATGAATACATAATAAATGCGGGTAAACAGCTATATGAAGATACTAAAGATGGATATGTTCAATATACAGTTCTTTCTTCTAAACAAATTGAAAGATTAAGAAGTGGAGAAAGTGAATTTGAAATTGGAACAGGAACTTGTCCTATTATTACAAGGAAACAATTCTTAGAGGAAGAAAAGAAATATGATAACTAAAATTGAAATAAAAAATTTCCAGTCGCATAAAAATACAGTCCTTGAATTTGACAAGGGTGTAAATGTTATTTGTGGTGAATCTGATAATGGTAAGTCAGCTGTTATCCGTGCTATTCGCTGGGTAGTAGAAAATCAGCCGCAAGGTACTGAAAAGATAAACTCAAATTGGAATGAAGATTTTAAGGAACCTCTTTCTGTAAAACTGTATACAGAGAAAGGTTATGTTGAGAGAATCCGTGATAAGAAACGAAACGGATATAACATCTGTAAGAACGGTGAAAATGAAATTGTCTTAGATGCTATTGGTAAAGGTGTACCAAAAGAAGTAACAGACTTCTTAAATGTATCTGATGTGAACTTTCAGTTTCAGTTAGACCCACCTTATCTTCTGACTAAGAGTGCAGGTGAAGCAAGTAAGTATCTTAATGAGATTGTCCACCTTGATAGTATTGATAAGATTATGTCTATTGCAGATTCTGATAAACGACAGTTATCTTCAGAACAGAAGATTGTGGAATCTGATATTAAGAAACTTGAAGAAGAATTGAAAAATGCAGAGTGGATTGATGAGGCTGATAATCTTTGTAAGCGAACAGAAAAACTGTATGAGATGGTTAATAATATTAGCACACAGACATCTGAACTTTATGACTCTATCAATAATTATGAAATCTTAGAATCTTCCAAAATGGATTTGACTGAACATAACAATTTGATTAAACAGATTGAGAATATTGTTATTCCAGACACAAAAGAACTTGAAGACAGTATATCTAATTATGATTTATATGGTAGTCAGATTGTTGATTTGAGTGAAGTTAAGAAAATCTGTTCAGACATAGATTCTATAATTATTAAAGATGATAAAGAGCTTGAAGATTCAATAAATGAATATGAGCGTTTATCTGGAGAAGTTTTACAGCTGAGTAAAGAGCAGCAAGAATTGGAAAGTCAGTTACCGAATATTTGTCCGTACTGTCATAGTCCGATTAAAAAGGAATGTTTATGTTCGTAAAAGAATTTGAGAAGTTTAAGAAAGATGTTCGAAAAACAATATTCAGTTTTTTCAAGATGGAACCAGAGGAACTTGAGGAACATATAAATGAATGTCATAAAGAATATGACCGTTTCTACGACCTCGATAGAGTTTCTTTCAGAGATGTAAGACCTGATTTGAAAGACGTTGTGATGTTATATAGGACAATGAATTATTTTAATAATATATGGATTGATTTGAATAAATTAGAAACATCAATCACAAGTATTGGAGGATTAGATGACTGAGCATGAATTTGCAGAACTTAAAAATAAAATAAAAGATAAGGAACTTCAGTCTGCAACAGCCAAAGGTAAACAGGATTCTATTATTGAGTTGTGGAAAACAAAATATGGTTGTAATACTTTGGAAGAGGCGAAGAAGAAGCTTGAAGAATTGAAGACTGAAAAATCAGATAAAGAAAAGAAACGTGATAGTTACTTTGAAAAGTTAAAAAATATAACTGATTGGGACAAACTGTAACAATCAAATATCTCCTAAAGCTAGTGCTGTAGTTCGTTGAATTGCAGCACTTTTTTATTTTATCCTTTACATAAGTTTTATTCTGTGATATATTTACATTAAGTTAAATGCTTTAGGAGGCAGATATGAAAACATTTGTTGGTGGAAAAGAAATCAAACTTTACGGAAAGAAAGAACTTTCACAGGCTTTTACAAACATCGTTCAGTCTTATCTTAATTCAGGATTTATGATTTGGATGTCAGGTTGTTCAGGTTCTCAGGGTGAAGAGATGAAAATCGATTTGTCTAACGATAATGGCAAAACTGTTTATCGAGTTTGGATGAAAGATGAGCGTCTTTATGGCGATGATGTTGAAAAGAAATTTCATTCTTATGATGTTAATGCAATGAAGATTTTTGTAAAGAAATATAACATCGAATGCAAACATCAGACATTATGGATGAGAGAAGGTGAGGAAGTTGAATGCTACACTTATTACAGAATCGATGACTATAAAGACGTCTATGTTTTTGATGAATGCGATTATGCCGATTTGATTTGGATTCATAACGAGCGACAGAGAGGCCGTTGGGACTTGAGAAAAGATTGGGAATCAATCTCTAGTGTCCCTTCAAAAGTTCTTTTGAATATTGTTCGAAAACAGAAGGGATATAAAAGTGTTGCAGCCAAAGATATTCAGTCTGTTGAACGTAGAATCAATAAAGGTTATTATAAAATTAATATTGTAAATCGTTCGTCTTTGCTGTTAGAAATTGCGAAATAAAAAAAATAATATGGCTGATTAGTTTAATCAGCCATTTACAAGATTTTTACTGTTTGTTATAATAAATTAAAATAAAACTATATCTTAGGAGTATTGATATGAAAGAAATTAAGGGTGGAGATTACGAATCTTGCAAGAACATGATTTGGAAGTTGGCTTTGGACCGTTATCACAAGAATAAGAAACGTAGACCAGACGTTGAACTTGATGATGTTCTTGGCGAGGCAATGTGTATTTATACTCAGTGCCTTGAGAACTTTGACGGTAAAAAAGGAATGAAGTTTACAACTTACCTTTATCAGAATCTTCTCGGAAGACTTGCTGATTACTATGACTTCGGTATGAGAGAAATGACTCATTATGAGGACATGAACTTTACTGATGACAGCGGCAAAGATAAGCGTTATGAAGATAACATTGTTTCTTGTGATTATAATGTTTCTGAATCAACAAAGGAACTTATTCAGACAGCTAAGGAAGAATTGTCTTACGAAGGATTCCAGGTGTTCAAGTATATAATCAGTCGTGAGTGGGAAAACTCAAGACAGAAATGTTATCCAAGAAACTCTTATATTTGTAAGAGATTCGGATATAGCCCTGAGATTACTCAGTCGATTATGTCGGAAATCAGTCACTTTTGGAATAAGATTGGCTGGCAGGTAGCATAAATTACATAAGCCCACCTTAAACGGTGGGTTTTCTGTTTAACATAAATTTCTAATATTAAGATACTATGTTTAATACAGATGATTTGACGGCTATCAATACAGATAAAGAAATTGTAACACACGTAACTTATAAAGATTTAGTACACATTAATCGAACGTTAGAAACAAGTGAGAACTACCCAGATTTTACATCTGAAAAATATCCGCACGGTTTTATTTTTTATGACTTTGAAGTTTTTAAGTTTGACTGGCTTGTAGTTCTTATCGACCCCATAGAAAAGACAAAGACTGTTATTGCAAATGACAGAGCTGCACTTCAGAAATATTTTGATAAAAACTGTAATAAGATTTGGGTAGGATATAATAACAAACATTACGATATTGCAATTCTCAAAGGTATTCTTTTGGGAATGAATCCGAAAGAGATATCGGATGAAATAATTATTCATGGTAAACAACCGTTTGAAATCAGTAAAGATTTCCGTAAGATAAAGGTATTGTCTTACGACATCATGATTCAGATTGTAAATGCTCCGTCACTTAAGACGTTTGAAGCATATATGGGAAATGATATCGAAGAGACTTCAGTTCCTTTTGATATTCAAAGACCTCTGACTAAATCGGAAATGTACATGACCATGAAATATTGTGTACATGATGTAGAGCAGACAATTGAAGTATTTAGACGAAAAATTGATGATTATAATGGAATTACAAGTATTGTAGAAATGTTTGATTTTCCTTTCGATTGGATTATCAAGACAAAGGGACAGCTTACAGCACTTGTAGTAGACTGTGAGAAACAGGAACATAATGATGAATTTGATGTAACGATTCTTCCTTGTATTCAGCTTGAGAAATATGCGTATGTTCGTGACTGGTTTGTTGAAATGACCAATCATAAAAGTTATCAGTATATGATACCTAATACACCGGAATATGCACATATTCTTAATAAAGGTGTTCAGGTAAGAAAGAAAGATAAAGGCGAAGATACTGCAAAGACAGCATTCCAAACAATGGTTGCAGGAATACCTCATCAGTTTGGATGGGGTGGTGTTCATGGTGCTGCAGATAAACCTGTTCACATTAAAGGTAAGATGTATCACCTTGATGTTACATCGTTCTATCCGAGTTTGATGATTGTGTACGAGTTGTTTACACGTAACGCAAAGAAACCATGGAAGTTCAAGGAAGTATATGATTTACGTGTTGCTTTAAAGAAAGCTGGAAAGAAGAAGGAACAGGCTCCACTTAAGATTATTTTGAACTCTCAGTATGGAATTACTAAAGCTAGAGTAAGTACTGCTTATGACCCTGTTCAGGCAAATAATATCTGTTTAAATGGACAGCTTATGCTGCTCGATTTGATTGAACATCTTGAAAAATCACTTGGAGATAAGTTCGAACTGATTCAGTCTAACACAGATGGTATTATTATTCGAATTCCTGAAGACGATGCTATGGCTGAGAGAAAGATGAAACACGTCTGTAAGGAATGGAGTATCAGAACTGGAATGGGACTTGGTGAGGATGTACTTACTAACTATGTAGCTAAGGATGTAAACAACTATATCTTCGTGTTTGATAACGGTAAACTTGAACGTAAAGGAAAGTATGTTAAAGAATTGTCTGATTTGGATAATGATTTACCGATTGTAAACAGAGCTGTTGTAGATTATATTACAAAGGATGTTCCTGTCGAAAAGACTATAAATGACAGTACAAATATGATTGATTTCCAGATGATTGTTCGTATCTCTAAAGAATATAAACTTGGCTGGCATAACGGAGAGGAACTTTCCGAGAAGACATTCCGTGTTTATGCTTCAACAGATAAAAAAGATACTTATATTGGTAAGTGTCGTGAACATGGTGGCAATCCAGATAAGTTTGCGAATACACCTGATAACTGTTTCATTTATAATAAAGACGTTAAAAATATTCCGCTGTCGATTAAACTCGATAAACAGTGGTATATAGATTTGGCAAAGAAGAGACTTACTGAGTATGGCTATGAAATGCCAAGTAAGTTTAGTTTGTTCTAATATTAAAATACTATGGGAAAAGCATACGCAAACAGAAAGAGCGAGGAATTGAGGAATAAGAATGATTTTTATGAAACGCCTTATTCACTCACTTGGAAATTACAGGAACTGAATATAATTAGCCCAGCTGCTACAATCTTAGACCCTTGCTGTGGACATTATGCTATCAGTAAATGGTTCAGAGAAAGTAATACTGTAATGGAAAGAGACCTGATGTATGGTAATGATTTCTTTGAAGATGAGTATGAGGATTTTTCTTTTGATTATGCTGTGCTTAACCCACCATTTGATTTGTTTGATGATTTTATCGTTAAGGCTAAGAGAGTAGCTAAGACTACAATAGCTATAGGCAAGACAGATTATTTCAGTTGTTATCAGCGATTAGAAAATGGATTGTGGAACGGTCTATCTGATATCTATGTTTTTAATCGTAAAGTAGACTATCAGTTTCCTATCTTTGAGGATGGTAGTTTTGGTGTAGGTAGTTTGACCACAGGATGGTTTGTGTGGGATAAAGATTACGATTCTGACCCTAAGTTGCATTTTATTGATGTTCAAGAATATGCTACTAGGGGAAGTTATGAAAGTTGGAAAAAGAAGAATAATCAGAAAATGCAGTTATTCTAATATTAAGATAGGAGTAAAATTATGGAATTGTATAACAAGTATCGACCCCAGAGTACTTCTGAGATTCTTGGTAATGAAATTGCCATCGAATCACTTAAGACGAGTATTGAACATGGGTCACATGTATTCTTGATTACGGGACCGAGCGGTTGTGGAAAAACAACACTTGCTTGTGCCATGGCTCATGATATGGGATGTGATGAACTCTCTATACATGAGATTAATGCCTCAGACGATAGAGGAATCGAAGATATACGCCGGATTAAGGAACAGTTGAGATATATGCCGTTAGATTCGGAAAAGACTGTCTATATTCTCGATGAATGTCATTCAATTACACCAGCTGCTCAGGAAGCTATGTTGAAGATGTTGGAGGATTGCCCTCAGTGGGTATATTTTTTCCTGTGTACAACAAATCCTGAAAAATTGCTTAAAACAATTCGAGACCAGCGTTGTCCACAAATTACAATGAAACCTCTTGATGATGCAACAATGCTTAAACAGTTGCGTGTCGTGTCTCATAAAGAAACTGTGAGTATGGATATTGAGATTCTTAAACAGATTGTTTCAATGTCAGAGGGTTCGTCACGTAAAGCTCTTCAGTTACTAAATGGTATTATTTATCTTGAGAACGATGATAAACGTAGACAGTATCTTAAAGAAAAAGAGTTTGGTGAAGAAAATCAGGATGTGATTGAACTTTGTCGAGCACTTATTGCTAATAAAGGTTGGGATGCTTATATGGAATGTCTTGAAAAGGCAAAAGATGACCTTAAGGCAAATCCTGAAAGTGTACGATTCCTTGTAATGAGTTATGCACGTTCTATTCTTAAGAAAGGATTAAACATCAGAGCAGCGGCAATGCTTAAGGCATTCAGTGGAGTAGATACTTGGAGAAATAAAGAATATGCAATTTATGAAGGTCTTATCGACTTCATGGAACTGACAGGAGAGTAAGTTGACATTGCATGATTATCTTAATGAACAGGAAATAATCTCGGCTATGTCTGAGATTATGGAACTTCATAATACTTGTAATGCATTTCGTACTGACAGAGACCAATTAATTGAAATCTTAAATGTATACTTCAATACAAATAATGTTTCAATGGTTCGAGTTCTAACAGACCTGTTAGATTCAAAAGGTTACGCTATTTATGACCAAGATGAAGTTATTCATATTCTTGTCAAATACTTTGGTATTCCAAAGGTTGAAATAAAACACAAACAAAAGGAGCAAAATGCTATGTATGAAGAAGATTTTCCAGTAAAGAAAATTGCAAAATGGGTTGTTATCGGACTTATCGGATTGTTTGTCCTGATAACATGTATTAATTCTTGTTCTGTAGTTCAGCAGAGAGAAAGAGGTGTATTGTATCAGTTTGGTGTAGCAAAACAGGTTGTTGAACCAGGACTTACATTCAAAGCACCTTTCATTCAGAAAGTAAAGAAGTACAGTATTGCACCAAGAACATTCGAAGTAACATTTCCTGTAGGTTCACAGGGTGCTATCACAAAAGATATGCAGACTGTAGGAACTACCGTAAATGTAAAGTATGCTTTTGATGAAAATAAGATTATGGATGTTGCTACACGATATGGAGATTCTGTGGTTGAATCGGCTATGAAATCAAACGTTATGGCATCTGTAAAAGAGGTTGTTGGTACTTATTCAATCTATGAACTTGTTGAAAAACAGCCAGAAGTAACATCTAAGGTTGCAAGTGCAATTCTTAGTCGTATGGCAGATTATCCAATTCTTATTAGCCAGACTACTATTACCAACTGGGACTGGTCAGACGACTTTGACCGCCAGATTAAGGAAACGGCCAATCGTACTCAGCAGGTAAAACAAGCAGAACAGGAAGCTAATATTGCTGAGGCTCAGGCACAGAAGAAAGTAAAAGAGGCAGAGGCAAATAGACAAGCGGCTGAACTCGATGCACAGGCTGAAATCGCAAAAGCAAAGGGTGAGGCTGAATCTAAGAAGATTAAGGCAGATGCAGACGCTTATGAGGCTAGACAGATTGCCGCAAATCAACAGGCTTATCAGAGACAATGGGATTATGAGATTCAGATGGAACGTGCTAAACATTGGAATGGTAAAGAAGTTCCTGATGCAGCTTACATAGTTCCTGGTACAGGTGCGGTAGTACCTCTTACAAGTAAATAAAAATATTACAGGGCGACTAATTTATCTTAGCTGATGAGGTGGTCTTAATGGAGCTTAAGTGTACTCCAGCCCTATTTTTTAATTAGGAGAAATAACAATGGAAGAATTTGTGGAAGAATCTGTAGATGTTTGTGAAAATCCAAATCCAATTAAATCACGTGTGATGGGTGCTTGTAAAAAAGAATTTACAGCCGAAGATTTTGAGAAACGTTTTCGAAAAGAACTCATAGATGATATCGAATCTTACAATAAAGAAAAAGAAAATAAAAAGATTGCAGAAGAAATTCAGGAAAGAGTTGGAAAAGAAATGCTTAAAAAGTATTTTCCAAATGGTATCCCTGAAGATGCTCCGTATTATATTTTTGATAAACTTGGTGTAAAACGAGACAATTTTCAACTTCGAAAACGTATTCGTAATAGTTTTAATCTTTCAGAAGAAGAATTAAGAAAACTCCAAAACAGAGGTAAAGAGATTCAAGACCGTCAGCATCAGATTATTGGGTATTTCTTTGATGAAAAGACATATAAAGATTTACGTGATAAAAATCTTACAGGTTCTTTGGTATCTGAATATAAGAAATTAGAAGGACTTAAATCAGCTTTACTTGACCGTCTACAGGCGGCTTACAATAAACGATGGTGTGATGATGCTACATTTAGTTCTGTGTTTTCTGAAGAGGGAGAACACGATACTTATGATGTAAATCATAGATTCTAAAAGGAGAATAATTATGGCAACTCTACCAAATAATATTTATAATTTTGATAGTCTTTACAATGCACTTGATTTCATTAAGCCGCTTATTGTTGAAGATTATCCTGTAGTGATACAAAAGATTTATGGTGAAACTTTATTTCCAACAATGGAACATAGATGTACAGGCTTTCGAGTAGAAGTTGGACCTAAGGGTGAGGAAGTTAAAGTTTATCTTCCGAATGATAAGGCAGAATCGGATAAAGGTTGTGTGTTTGTGAATAAGGAGAAAGAATAATGGAAATGATAAAGAATGAATTTGGTGAAGATTGGGTTAAAATCGAAGATGATGATATAATCCGTCAGTTCAATCACTGTCTTAATGGAACAGATGATTTATCAACAAGTTATGTTGCAGGAGTTCCTTCACCTGAAGAGATTGGTAAGCCGCATTATGTTTGGGGTATTCACGGTGGTAAGAATGGTGGTGGTAAATGGATTATCTATATGCTCGATTTGACTAATATTGTTGTCAAACTTATGGAGATATTCAATAAGGTTTCAATCCTTAGTATCAACACAGATATTCCAGATGATGTATTTGATGTAAGAATTGTATGTGGAGACAGAAAGATTGACTAACCCTTCTTCATTTTTTGATAAGCGAAAGTAAGTTTTTGTCGTTGCTCATCAGTTAGTTCTTTAGTTTGAAGGATTAACTGATGAAGTTTTCTGTGGTGGTGGAAAGAAACCTTAATCATATTTCTTTCATCATCATTTCCACCGCAACATCTTGGACAGATATGATGAACTTGATAATCCTTTAATCCAGAATCTAACGTGCTGAAATTATTAATAAAATGGATATAAGAGTGAGCAAACTTAATTTTATAAGTATCTCGAAGAAAAACATATAATTCCTTATCTGTCATGTAAAAATATTTAACTTTTTTCTTAATTATCCTTTACAAAATATATTTTATTTAGTATTATAATTATATAAATTAAAACATTGCTTTAGGAGGCAAGTTATGGAAAAGATTACAGTAGGTCAGTTTTTAGAGTTCACAAATTATTATGTTCCTGTTTATATCGAAGATGAGTTTCAGAGATATGACAGTAAGTTTGGAAAGGATGTAGGTTCACTTTTTTTGAAAATATCTGATAAACAGAGAGGTTGTCCAATTGATTACATTAGAAATGTTGATGGTGGACATTTTAGTGATGATACAAAGATTCAGAGAGCAATTGTTCTTGGTATCGGAATTGAAAACTACGAAAAGTATTTTGGTAAGGAGTAAGGACTATGATTAAAGACGGTAAATTTGTTTGTTCTGATTTCCCACCGTATAAAATCAAGTGGGGATTATTGAATCCTGAAAGTGAAAAGAAGATTAAGGAATGGTTTGAGGATAATGTCATTAATCTTTGTTCTAATGTTATGATTGAGATAGAGAACACTAAGAAATGTCGTTCATTTATTGATTCTTTTGTGAATGAAGTTTATGACCAAATTCATCAAGTTGGATATGAAGAAGGTTATGATTCTGCTGAATGTGATAATGAAGGAGAAGGTTTATGAATAAACCACATTTACCTACACGTGAAGAAGTTTGGTGCGTTTATTGGGGTGATTTTTCAGAAAATTATTATATTTGCCCTGATAAAGAAGATGGAACTTTAGACGATGTTTGTTTTAGAGGTTCTGAAAAAGAATGTGAGGAATGGTTTAATAAACATTATATTGCAGAGGAGTAAGTTATGATTAGTGTTGATAAGTGTAAAGATACAGACAGACGTTGCCAAGTTTGTCTTGCTACCAATAATTCAGTATTGTCTGAAATGGATATAGCTATGGGTGTAAAATCTGTAAAAGAATGCTATGAACTTCTTATTGGACAAGGTAATTGTCATATGCAGATTATCCTTTGCAAGGACTGTTTGAAAGAATTGAATATGTTGTCAAGTGCAATACTTGAAAGGGATAAGGAGTAATTTATGGAAGTAACATTTGAATTGACACAAGAAATGATTGAAAATGAACTTTTGAGTGTTTATTATAATAAATTTGCATTTGATAGTTTTGGCTGCTATATAAAAAGTCCTTTAGGTTGTAATTTTATAAAACATCTTAATTGTGATTATGAAATGAGAGATTATTGGATAGAAAAAACAAATCCTCTTAAAATACACTCTATTGATATCTTTGAAACACCTTTTGGAAAATATGCATTGGTAAATTATGCAGACCAACAAAATATTTCAAACGGTGGCGTTTTTAAGTTAACAAATAATAAAGGTAGGAAATGTTTCAAATATATTGGATGCCGTTATGATATAATGTGGATGTAAAAGGAGTAAGATTATGGAAAAAGGAAAATGGATATTTTTGGTAGATAAATTACCAACGGAAGTTGCACCACCTGCTATGTCGATTCATTATGCTGTACCTTGGCCAATGGAAAATACTTTTATGGACGAGACATTTGGGAAGAGAGTAAAGAAACTTCGTAAATTACTTAAACGTTGTGCATACATTGATGAAGAGGAACTTGAGAACACAAAAGATGAAAACTTATGGAGATTTCTCAGTAATCTTGACGTTTATTCTTTCGTTGAAGATAACGATGATTCTTTACTTGAACCTCTTTCTGAATCAAGTGGTTTTGGTCGTCCTAATGATTACCGCAGACTTAAAGCTGCTATGCAGATAAAGTTTGCAGGTGAAAACATCCGTGTATTTCCTGAAGAGTTTAGTGAAGTATCTCTTGATAAGATGAAAGAATATATGGAGTTTTATCAGTTTCATCCAATGGACCTTTGGAACGGACTTGGTGTAAAACCAACAGACCCTGATGAAAAGTTTATATTTGAGGCAGCACTTCTTGATGGTTGCACAGAGTATCAGGCAAACAATATTGTAAACGGTGGAGATATAGATTCTGTAGATGACTTCCCTGCACCGCTTGGTTGGTATGAATGTCCTATGGAATATGGTTTATATTTCTTTTCAGAAGAAGATATGAAACCAAGATACAAAGAAACTGCATAGATTCTAATATTATAACAAGGAGTAAATTATGAAGAAGTTATTTGCAACATTATTAATTATGTTCACAGTTTCATTCTGTTTTGCAAGACAGAGATGTGAATATTATCGTTACAACTTCAGTATCAATGTAGCATCAGAAGCTAAGAAAACACTTGATGAATTAATCTCAAAAGGTAAAAAGATTATCTCATTCAGTTTGGACTATCAGCAGAAATGTATGGTAGTTGTATTTGAGGAGTAAATTATGGATATTAAATCAGATGTAGAAGTAGACCAGTATCACCTCGAAAGTGAATGTATCACAATGTCTTCCACCTATTACAATTATGCTGATATGGCACGAGAGGCTAAGGCACTTGTATCAGAAAAGGCAGATGCACTCAAAGTAATTCAGGCAGAACGTAATATTGCAATTCGTGAAAACTGTTCTAATGAGGGTAAACGAGTAACAGAAGGCATTATTACTTCAATGGTTCAGTGTGACCCTGAAGTAGTACAGGCTATGAAAGAGCTGCGAGATGCCAATGCAACATTTGAGCGTATCAGTGTTGGTGTAAAGGCACTTGAGATTAAGAAGTCTGAGTTGGATAATCTTGTAAAACTTCGTTGTAATGGTAACTATATAGAAAACGTAGCAAGACCAACACAGGAGATTAAAGATGAGACAATCAGTCATTTCAATCAGAGAACACAGACACCACTTCCACAGAGAGGTGAATAGGTTATGAGTAAGAAATCTATTTGGGAAAAGATTGATGAGAGTGAATCATTCCAGACATTTTTTATCGTTGTTATGGTTATGTTGTGTATAACTTTCTTCTCGGGTTTAGTATTTTTGGGAATAAAATTACTTAGTGTTATTTAAGGAGATTGAAAATGAATAAACCTACAGAAAGAAGAAAACATTTTGAAGTGTTCTACAAATATCTTAAAGACGGTAAAGATTTTGAAAAACTGTCTGTTAGAGAATTATTGTGGAAAGTTTATAATCAGGCTTGTGCTGATTGTGGACAGGATTGTTCTGAAATAAGTATTGAAGAAACACAGAAGATTATCGAAGACCAGATGTTCTTTGATTTTATCTCTGACTGTTTAATTCATCCTTATAGTACCAAACCAATTCAAAGAAATGATTATGCTAAGGTTACATTCTGTGAACCGGATAAGTGTGTAGGATTTCCTGATAGAATGGAAGAAATGGATTGTGAACATTGTGAGCATACAAGAATCATTAATCTTTCAAAACTTTGTGGCATTGAATCTGACGAAAAGATTAACGATAAGATTCTTACAGCAGATGAAGTAAAAGAACTTTCAAAGGCAATCGCTAAGGGGAATGAATAATGGGATTCAGGTTTGTATTTGATTTGGAAGATGTTATTACACTGTTGGTTTGTCTTGGATTTGTAATTTTCTTTACCATTTTGTGGATTAGAGTAATTATCTCATCTAAGATTGAAAAGTTAAAAGCCTATAAAAAGACACTTAAAGAAAACAAAGATAAGATACAGAAAGGTATTCCACCTGAGAAGAAACCATTGTCGTTCTGTTCAAATAAAGTTTGGCATAATGGAACTTATCGTAACGGTAAGTTTTGGATTGTAGGAGATTCTACCAAGACACCTTATGATGCTACAATGTGGTATTTGTTGTAAATCTGTTTAACCGTTAATTCTATTATTATAGTTATAAACAATTAAAGCGTATAGCCTAAGGGCAAGGAGAAGCTAATTTATGTTTAACAAAAAACCAATGTCTCAGACAGCACTTAATCTGGGAAGAGATGAGAACGGTAACGCTAATGGCGGTGCCGCTAATTACAAATCAACTTTTGATATTTCAAAGGTTGCAGATGGAAAGAGTGGACTTGAAAAATACAAGCCGCATCTTGGTGAGAATAAGATTGATGTTATTCCGTTTAATGCCGGTCCTAATCATCCGTTTGTAGTAACTGGTCAGTGTGAAGAGGGTGAAACTGTTTATTCTCTTGATTACTATGTACACAAAGGAATCGGACCTGCAAAACAGGATTTTGTATGTCTTAAACAGTATGGTCAGCATTGTCCGCTTTGTGATGAAAGTTATAGATTGTATAAAGCAGCTACAACAAAAGAAGAAAAGGATGCCGCTACAGCTGTTCGTAATAAAAGACGTTGTATTTATATTGTTCATGACCTTCTTGACGGTAAGTATTATTACTACGATGTTGCTTGGTTTAGTTTTGAGAAACTTGTAAATTCACGTGCTTCACTTCGTAATGACCCTACAACAGGTGCTCCAGTTAATCCGTTTGATTGGGAAACAGGAAAGACAATTTGTTTCATGACAAAGAAGGATAAGTATCAGGGAAGTGAATTCAATAAGATTGATGAAGGTTCTTTTGACCTTATCGACCGTGCTCCACTTTCAGATGAAGTTCTTAATCATTCCGTAGATTTGTCTGCAGGTTTAATTATGGATACTGAAGATGATATGGATGCAGCTCTTTGTGGTAAACCTGTAACATCTCAGAAAGCACAGTCTACACCAGCTCAGTCGACACAGAATACTACAGCTCAGACAACATCACAGTCAACACAGAGTGCTCCAACTCAGACACAGGCAGCACCTGCACAGGCTCAGACACCGACAGAAAATCTTGCAAACCAGGCAATGGCTGCGGCACAGTCTACATCACAGCCTTCATTTGACAATATGCAGAAAGTTGAAACATCTGATGCAGGTAATGGCTCTAATTGTCCATTTGGTCACAATTGGGGTGAAGCTGACGGATATGGCGAATGTGCAACCTGTAAAGTTTGGGATAAGTGTGTTGAAGCTCAGAACTAATCATCACATCCAATAAATCGGGACAGGAAGAAGGTGGGTATATTATTCCGCCTTCTTTTTTGTGTTAAAAGGAGTTCTATATGAATCAGAAAGATATGGTAGCGAAATGCAAGGAGAGAGGATTTGACGTAACATCTCCATTAATTTACAGACAGGGAAAGATTCATGGTTTTCTTATCCGTAATGGTAAAGACGGTCGTGAACGTTATGATGTAAATGAAAAGAAGTTTTACGAATGGTTGGATAATCTTACTGTAAGTGATGATTACCTTCCTGTTGGTGAAACGGCTCGTAAATACAATATCCCATATTCAGGACTGAAGTATCAGCTGCAGAAAGAAAACTGTGAAATGAAGAAAATGGGAATTGTGAAGGGAGGTCTACTTTATGCAAAACGAACAGACATTGAAAGAGCTGTCGCTCAATATAGTAGACGGACTAAAAAATAGGAGAACAAATATGAAGTTTAATAGACCATATTTTAAGACAGGCGTAAAACTTATTGACCTTGTTATGGGTGGTGAAAAAGGTGTTTATGGAAATCCAGCAGGTCGTATTTTGAATGTTGTTGGTGATAAATCTTCCGGTAAAACATTCATCAATAATGAAATTATTGCCAATGCTCATTGGACTTATGGTGATAAGTTTAGGTGGATGTATGCGGATTGTGAACACGGATATTCTTTTGATACTCGGACACTTTATGGCATGGATATTTGTACTGAAGAAAGTGATAAACCTGAAACAGTAGAAGAAGCCTTTTATCGTTTGTGGAAGTTCTGTGATTCACTTGAAAAAGATGAATTTGGAGTTTATGTAATCGACTCTCTTGATGCTCTCACATCTGAGGAACAGGATAAACGAGTAGAAGAAAGAATTGCCGCAATGGATAAGGGTAAGACTTATGACAAAGGAACTATGGGAATGGGTAAGGCAAAATATCTTTCTCAGGAGTTCTTTGCTCAGCTTTGTAAAAAACTTGAGAAATATAATGTACTTCTCGTAATCGTTTCTCAGATTCGTGAGAATGTAGACCCATTCAGTTTTGAGAAATATGACCGTGCCGGTGGTAAAGCAATGGATTTCTATTGTTTCATGGTTATATGGCTTGCAACTGCTAAAAAATATGAATATGAAGAGGGAGACCGTAAGGTTGTTCTTGGCGGTACAAATAAACTTAAAGTAACCAAAGGTAAAGTACCTCGTCCATATCGTGAGTGTTTCTATACATATTATTTCAATTACGGAATTGATAATGTTGAAACAGGAGTTGATTATCTGTTTGACTGTCGTACTAAAACAGGTGATATCTCTGCTCCTGCAGCGAAATGCTGTGCTTGGGAACAAGACCCTAATAAGAAACCTATGGTTGGTCCTGATGTACGACAGTGGCTTATTGATAATAAATGGTATGACGCTTATCGTGAGACACTTTCTGAGGGTGAAAGATTTAATATGCTTACAGCAATGCCGTTTATTAAATCTGACCCTGAGAAAAAGGAATTGTTCGATAAGACATTTGCACTTGCTATGGATAGGGCATCTCTTATCAGATATATTCGTGAGAATGACCTTGAGGACGAACTTAACAGACGTGTTGAGGAGAAATGGGAAAATTTTGAAGATGAGGCAGCAAAACATACACCAGCCGTTAGCGGTGGTAAATATGCCAAGTATTATGCAAATCAGCCAATGTCTACAGATGAGGATGTCATAATCTAATATTATATATTAGATGAGGGTCACATACTTCCCCTCAGACATAATTTGCTCCTACATTTTATGTTACCTGCTAGAGGATGTAGTTCTAGCAGGTATTTTTTTATAACTTAATTGTATCTTTAGATTATTTTTGTAATATAAATTAAGTTATATTATATATTATTTATAATGATTAAAGCTTATGAATACAGAATATATCTAACACCTCAGCAAGAAGAACTGTTTAATCAAACATTAGGTCTTTGCAGATTGTATTGGAATATAGTTGTATTTAATAAAAATCAAAATCATGATATGGAGATTGAGGGTTATAAACCTACCTTTCAGAAATATAAACCTGAAGCATTAGAATGGGTAAAAAATGTTGACTCTACACCTTTAGCTCAAATGTGGTCAGATATTAGAAAAGCTTATCATAATTTTCTCATGTCTTATAAGGGTGAAAGAAAAGGTAAGTTTTCAAATCTACCTAAATTCAAAAGTAAGAAAAATCCAAAAGATAGTTTTAGATATTCTTGTTTATGTACATATCCAAGAATAAATAAGAATGGATTATTTATATCTCGAAAAATAGGTTATCTTGATATACGAGCAGGTTGTAGATTCTGTGAAGGTAAATGGAAGAATATAACATTTAGAAGAACTGCCACAGGAAAATGGTTTGTAAAAATCTGTGTAGAAAAGAAAGATGAACCTAAAATACATAATGGAAAAGCAATAGGGATTGATTGGAATTGTGATGATAACGACTTTATCTCAATGTCTGACGGTACGAAAATCAAGTGTCCAAGATTTTTGAGAAAGAGGGAAAAACAGTTAGCACACTACCAAAGAGAACTTGCAAGAAAGTTTGTTAAAGGTAAAGAAATTCAATCAAACAATTATTATAAAACCAAAATGAAAGTTGCTAAGTTACATGAAAAAGTATCTTGGCAACGGAAAGATTGGTTGCATAAAGTTAGTAGGGATTTAGCCAACAAGTATGAATATGTGATTGTAGAGAACATTAATCTGCAAAATATGGCAGAGAATCTTAATCATGGAAAAGCTGTTGGAGACCAGGGTTTTGGTATGTTAAGGAATATGCTTGCATACAAAACAACATTAATTAAAGTTTCTGCTAAGAATACGTCTAAGACTTGCTTTGATTGTGGATATGTTAATCCTAAAGTAGTCTTAGGTGTAAAGAAATGGGTATGTCCTGTTTGTGGTGTAAATCACGACAGAGATATAAATGCTGCCAAAAACATCTTGTATAAAGGTGTGACTAGTCTTGGCATAGTAGGAAGGGAACCATCCGAAATTAGAAATGCTTCTGGAGAACCACGCTGTTCTGTGAAGGAAGAAAGTGAATTAACATCTAACTGATTTTAAGTTAGTAATTAATTCAACATTTTAATAAATGTGTTCAATTGCTCCTAAAAATTATAAATAGCAAGTTTCTTTTTAAGGAGAATGAATGACTAGGGCTGAACAGAAAAAAGAAAAATTGAAAAGGGAAAAGGACTTTATCGAATCGTGTAAAGGTAAAGCACTTAATCAACAAGAGAAATCTAAGTTCCGTGAAACTACTGTATGGAAAGAGTTCCGTAATTTTTTCAAGGGACAGGTAGACCCTATCACGTTAAAGAAATTACCAAAGAGATTCAATCTCCATCATATGTGCTTAAATCCTTCAGAGTATATAATTTTGAAGAAAGACAGGTTCGTTCCTTTGAATGGAACAACGCACGATATTGTTCATTATCTGTATGGATATTATCGAAAGGACAAAGATGTACTTAAACGTCTGAAACGTATATTAGACCGTATGATTGAAATCAATGATGGTAAAGATATCTGTGATTATAAGAAAGAGTTAAATAAAAAATCCAAGTAGTAAATTTTCTGTTCGTTTTAATATTCTATTATTATAACGAGGAGTAAAATTATGAATAAGAATCTGTTTAAGGCACAGAAAGATTATATCTGTGAACATTGCCGTAAGATTATACATGAGGGTGAACAGTACGCTGATTATTCGTACAATACCAAACAGGCTGACGGTATAAGTTGGCATCATTATAGGTATCATCTTGAGTGCGATAACCGTGAAAAAGTTGAAAAGGTTCCTGAACCACCAAAGGATGGAAGAGCTTTATATGAACGTATTCAGGATAAACTGAATAAAGAGGGTGCGTTTCCTATGGCCAATAAAGATAACATCAAACTTTGGGTGTGTGGAATTGTTTATGAAGAAGAAGGACCAAAGTATGTGATGTGTCGTGATTGGGTTGATAGAAAAGCATACTTTGTATCTATGAATACAGCAAAAAGTTTTCACGATTATAATGGGGAGAAGATTTAGATATTTTTATGAGGTGACGTTATGAGTAGTAGTGCAATGTGGTACAAGAAAGGTAATTTTTATGAAGTACCAACAACACATATTGATTTTTTCTTACAGAATCCTGAATTGCTTGGTTTTACTCAGGAAGAGAAAGAGCAGCTTTGCATAGAAAATGGTATTCCTGCAGATGCAACAACATGGTTAGATACATCTCAGGAACGTACAGATATTCTTCTTGATGTTCTTAAACGTGGTGCAATCCGTATTCGTTTTTATGGCGGTAAAACATCTGTTCAGTGCTATGACCATAACAACAAAATGAATTATAGAGAACTTCAGAACTGTATTATTGACGGTCTCGGTAAGTGTTTTGGAAGTATCATTACTGTTATGGACACTCTTGGTTGGGGTGAAATGCTTAACGATATGGGATGGGGTATGCAGATTAAAGATTTTATCTCATCTTCTGTACATAAGCCACGGTGGAATTATTTTAATCCGATAAAAGAGAACGGATATGACAGAAATAACACCAGCTTAAATAGTGTATTCAAGAAAGGTAACATTAGTGATTGTGTTGTAAACGGTAAGTATGTTTCTATATCTAAACTTATAGAATCGAATATTAGATTGTATGACCTGATTAAAGGTAAACATGCTGAGAAAGGATATTGTATTGTTTCCGCCTGTCGTGGAGATAAAACACGTGTTGAAAATAATGCAAGGACAAAACAATTAGCTGCTGATATAAAATCTGCCGGATATTCATATATGCCTGTTTATGGCGGATATATTGAAGATGATAATGGTGAAGTTCTTGAAGCAAGTTTTGTAATCTTTAATTACGATAACCGTGGTAACAGTGGTGACTTTAATGATTTGAAATCATTTGCAATTGATATGTGCGATAAATATAATCAGGATTCTATTCTGATTTGTGAGCCTGGAAGTGTACCGACATATTATGACCGTAACGGACAGATTGTTTCAGACCCTTCAAAGTCTTCAGACAAGGTAAAAGTAAATGATAAGAATGAGCCTTATTTTACAAAGTTTAAGAATAAGAGCAAACAGTTTACTTATGACATCGCTTTTCCTGATGAAGATAATGAACTCACTTCTTCACTTGCTAGGATTCTTTCAGGTTATGATTATCTGAGAAAAAGACCTATGACTTATGGAGAGCGACATCGCAGATGGAGCTATGGTGAAGTGTTTGTTTAGTTTATATATTTATTATAAATTATTTAAGTGAGGAAATATATGAATATTAAACCTATTACTTTACAAGATGCTGAAGAAGCATACGATAGTGTGAAAGATAATGGAAATCCAAGTCAAGGTGATATAACATATTGTAAAGAATTATGCCGATTTGATGATGGAAAGGCTCTTTTTTTCTGTGCTGGTACCCTTTATGATGGGGATTCTTTCGACCATTATTGTCGTCTCGGAATTGAAAATCCAAATGCTGTTCTTGCAGATTTTGAATTTGATTATGCAATGCCTTGGGACTCTAATAACGAATATGGTGATGTTGTTGATACAGAAATTAGTCTTCCAATTACTCAATCAGATGTGGACTGGTTAAATAAAGAGGCTAATGATATTGTAAAGGGATATGAAAGTGGTGAACTTGTTGTTAATTCACGTAAATCACTTAAATCTTCAGAAGATAAAGAGAAATATTGGGGTGCTTTTGGTGAAAATGGTTGTGTAGATTTTCTTACACGTAAAGAGTTCATTGAGAGATTTGGTGAAGAACCAAAAGATGAAGATGCACTTGATTATGTAGATTCAGGTTGTCACGGCAAAGATAAGAAAGATAAAAAGAAGAAACCTGTAAAATCATCAATGTCTGTAGAGGAACTTCCGAGAGAAGCACTTCAGGAACTTAAACAGCGTTATTATGCTGAGAAGTATGATGAAGACTTGTCTTACGGTGAACTTGCCGATATCGATAACATTGTAAGTGATGAAGAAGTGTTCGATGAATACGGCGGAACTTCATTTACCGAGGATGATTTTTTCTGTCTCGCTAATTCACGTAAAGCTGTAAAGTCTTCAATGCCAGGAAAAGAAAAAGGTATTCAGGCAATTATGGATGAATACGGCTGTACTCGTGAAGAGGCTATCGAGATTATGAATGAAGAGATTCAGAGTTCTCGTAAGGCTGTTAAATCTGGTTTGTACGATGAAGCAAATGCTTTTGACCCTAAAGATTACGATTTTGGTAAGGTTTATAATTTTATTTATGACAAGTATTCTAAACGTATCGATAGAGAATTGAACGATTTGCTTTATAATATTCAAGAAGAACTTGGAATTACTACCGGAGATACTTTTTATGATGATAATGTAGAACAGTGTATTAAGAAATTAGTTGAAATCCTCGCAGACCAGTATGGTAATAGAAGTTAGACATTTTAGACATTCTGTTTAGACATTTTTAGACATCGCTCCGAAAGAGCGATGTTTTTTTGTTTAACAAGAAATTCTAATATTAAAGTATAAAATAATTTAAGGAGTAAATTAGTATGAAAATAAACCGTAACAGTTTAATTTCAGACCTGAACAAGGTTATGCCTGGTATTTCAACAGGTACAAGCGTTATTGACGGTGCAGATACCGTAGTTTTCAATAACGGTCACATCTATTCCTATAATGCCGCAATTTCTGTTGATGTTACTGAAAGTACAGAAACAGGACTTAAAGGTGTTGTAAAGGGAGTTGATTTTTACAATTGTCTTAACAAACTTATCTCAGAAGAGATTGAGGTTGAGACTACAGAAAAAGAATGGATTATCAAAGACGGTAAGATTAAAGTATCTATGACACTTCTTCCGTCAGGTAACATCTTCGAACGTTTCAAGTCACTTACACCAACAGAATCTTGGATTGATATTGACGGTGAAGACTTTAATAAGGCTCTTACAATCTGTAACATGCCGAAGAACAGTACAAAGTTTGCCGGTGTTTATGTAAATAAGAACGAGTTCATTTCAACCGATTCTTATCTGTTCAACCGTTATGTAGCAAAGAACGAATACCCTTCATTCTTTATCAGTAATGATGCTGTTACTCAGCTTATCAAGTGGACAGATTTCACAGCTATTGAGATGAATAAGAATTGGGTACAGTTCAAATCAAAGAACGGTGCTATTTTCTCAGTAAGAAGTCTTGCTCTTGAAGCTTTCCCTTACAAAAGAATCTCAGGTGCAATTAACGGATATCTTACTCTCGATAGTGTACTTGAATCATCATTCACACCTGAGTTCTATAATGCCGTAGAACGTGCCTCAACATTCTCTAAGGAAGATGAAGGACACGAAGTAATTGATATGAGCATTACAAAGGACGGATGTAAGATTAAGTCTGAACGTGTTTCGGGTGCTTATGAAGAGGAAGTATCTGATATCAAGTCGGCTGATGTAGATTTCAATCTTGAACTTGATATCAATATGATTCGCAGCTGTAAGGCACATTTTGATGTATTCAAACTGGTTGAACGTCAGACAGAAAAGGGAGTTGCAAGACTTGTAATCCTTTCTAAGGATTCATCACTCAAGATTTTCTCTGCTATCTCGTAATAAGTCGAACATGTAGTTTAATCGCACAGGAGTAACATCTTGTGCGATTTTTTTTATCTAAAATCCTTTACATAAGTTTTATTCTGTGATATATTTACATTAAGTTAAATGCTTTAGGAGGCATGAATATGAATGAGAAGATTATCGCAAGAATCAACAAACTGATGGCTCTTACACAGAGTTCAAATGAAAACGAAAGTGCTAAGGCTGCAGAGATGGCACTTAAACTCATGGAAGAGAACGGTATTTCTACAAAGGATTTGGATATCGCTAATCTCGAAGCTGACCTCGGTCCTATTGATAGAGAGGCACTTAATGAAAGTACATATATTTCTGCTTGGGAAAAGAATCTTGCTTATACAATCGCACAGTATTTTAACTGTGTTACATATATTCAGAACAGCTATAGCTATAAGAATTGGAAAAAGAGAAAGATGTACGCTATGGGTTTCGTAGGACACGAATCAAACCGTATTACAGCTATGACAATGTATGAATGGCTCAGAAAGGCAATCAATCGTGAAGCACGCCAGAAGTTTACACAGTATGCAAATCAGATGTCGTTCTGTTTGGGTGCCGCTAATGCAATCGGACAGAAATACGCTGAAGTGAAGAAAGACGAATCTAACGAAGCTGGATTGGTTATTTATGATGAAGTTCAGAATTGGATTGATAACCACATGAATATGAAAGAGGGAAAAGCAAGCAGAAGTTTGTCTGTTAGTTCAGCAGCTTACAATGCAGGTAAGGTTGCTGGTGGAAATTACTCACTCAATCGTCAGTTCGGATTAAAGGCTATCGGTTGCTAAAATCCTTTACATTAAAATATTTCTCATATTATAATAAATAAAGACTGTAGGTACTACGAATACCTACGGTCTTCTAAACACTAACGATAAAATTTGTTAAAGGGCAATTCAATAAACCAAAAAGAATAGTTATATATTTTATATTACTGTATTTATGGAGATGTAAAATATGAGTCAGCATAATGTTTGGATTAAAGGTTCTTTTTTTAGTACCAAAAATTATTTTGATGTTACAGGAGACTGCCAAAAAGTTATAAAGTCTTCTGTGTATAAGACTCAAGATAATGTTGCACAGGGATATAAACCTAATTGTGAGGGTAATGGAATTCTTTATTCGTGGAAAAATAAACCTTTAGCGTATTGGGATATTCCTACGCTGAATAATATGATATTCAGTAAACATCTTTGGGAGTCTATTCACGAGAATCCTTTCATCAAGGCAGCTCTTGATAATCATTGTTTTTGGGGTGAAGACCAACATAGAGACGATTCTGAAATACATTTGAAAGATGTTGCTATTCGTGTAAATGATTTTCATTGCGATGAACGCAATATGGTACTTGGAGATATTGATTTAATGGACACTGAATCCGGTTTAGCTATTTATTCACTTGCTAAGACAGGTGCTATCGGTAATAGTTCACGTGGATTTGGTGATTTGGATGATATTGGAAATGGACTTACAAATGTACGAGAAGATACCTATATGGCTGTATCGTGGGATTGCGTGGGATTCCCAGCATGTCCACCCTGTATGTCCATGTACACTGTAGATAACGCTCCCGACCTTACGCAATCTGTAATCGACCTTGAGAATGGTCTTCGTGAACAGATTACTTCTGCAATAGAAGAAGCATATCAGAAAAATCCTACAAATGACTGGATTGCTGCAATGTTCAATAGTCTTCATCTTGCAGATAAATCAAAGACATTTGTACTTAATGAGAAGAGCGTATCTAATGCGTTTAAGAAAACATATCCAAGCAACAACAAGATTGCAAGTTCGTTTAAGAGAGGTAAATAATTATGGCTGTATACGATAAGAATGGAAGAATGATTAAATCATCGTTTGATGATAACAATAGAATTTATCAGTGTCAGTTTGATTATATTATCACTGATGGTAGTAGTGTTGAAGAAGCGGATGATAGAATTCTCCGTGAACTTGAATTGATTAACGGAATTACACTTGAAGGTAATCCTGGAATTAATAATGGTAGTTGGACAGTACATGATTACGGTTTGGATATTCCTGAAAATCAAGAATACTTTGTTGAAATGCCGAAAGACGGGCTTGTTCATTTATATACATTTGATTTTAGCATTAAACCAGATTCCGATTTAGGTTCACCTGAAGAAGCGTTTGATAGAATCTATAACGAGTTTTGTTTGATTGAAGGCATATATCTTGTAAACGGTATACTCACAGATTATTCTTGGTCTAGGGAAGAGTATGGTATTACATCATCTCGTAAGTCTATTAAGTCGGGTAAAGGAGAATCGTGGGATTCGTACTTGTCTCGATATACAGATGTTATAAAAGAATTTACAGATATGTGTTATGATGCAGCATTAGAGGATGGCGTTGATGTTTCTGTAAAAGATTATCCTCATGAAGTATTTGTTCTTCTTACTTCTTCGAGTGAAGAATTTCTTGAAAAAATTCGTGCGATGGTTGGTAGAGGAAGTCCATATAAAGATACAAATCCTTACAGTGATTCTTATAATAAGTATAAATGTGGATTTCTTTACAATGATATAAAATATTTTATTGAACATAACACTGTCGTACCAGACGATGATTTCTTATTGAATAATTCTCGTAAGTCTATTAAGTCAGGAATTCCGTTTAAGAATCGTGGGTTTAATTTAACAGGTCCTGAAATTCAGGATATGGAATGGAGAATTAATTCTGGTGAAATTGTAGATTATAACGGATGGACTTTTGTAAAAGATGATGACTTTGGTACCATTGTTGCCACAAGCCCCGAGGGTAAGACGTATGATGGTTTCAAGTCTTTAAGTGGATTTATGGATTTGTATGAGTACGGTTCTATTAAATCATCACGTAAACCAATTAAATCCGTTCGTGACGATAGAACAGGCGAAGAAGATTACGAAACTAAGTGGGAATATGTAGACGAACTTTGTGACCGTGCTATTGAAGCTATGGATGGTGATAGAGATGCTATGTTCTTTAATTCTCATCTGAACGATAACGGTTTTGTAATTAAGGGTAAATATATTGATATGATTGAAGACAATCACAGTTCTTGGGGTTATGGTGTACCTAATGATTTGTGGCAAGATGTTTGTAAGTCACTTGCTATGGACAAACTCGCTAGAATCACAAAAGCGGTAGAAAGAAAGAACGGTCAGCTTGAAGTAGATTGGGTTGGAAACGGTCTTATGAATTCTCTTAATCGTAATGAGAATAGTCTGAGAGCTGTGTTCGGAAAATAATAATACAATTTGATTTCTGAAGAATCCCCCACCGAATCAAAGGTGGGGATTTTTGTTTAACGTTATTTTCTAATATTATAATTACTATGGAAATCAATAAAATATGGAATGAAAGTAATGATGTTACAATGAGGGAACATATCGATGAATATTCGGTTGACCTCGTTATGACTTCACCACCTTACAACAACAGTCGAGACAGTGACGACCGTACAAATACAAGCGAGAATCATTGTCGCTCAGCTAACATCGGACAGTATAAAGATAGTAAAGGTAATTTCGTAGGAATCGGTTCTTATCATAAAAAGTACGATGTTTATCAGGACATGAAAACTACGGAAGAATACTGTGATTGGATTGTTTCTATATTCAATCAGTTTGACCGTATCCTTAAACATGACGGTGTTGTACTTTGGAATGTTTCTTATCAGAATGAAAACAACGAATGTGCCAGCTGGCTTAGTGTGGCTGATGTAGTTAGGAAAACTAATTTTACAATCGTAGACCATATTGTGTGGAAAAAGAAAGCGACAATTCCGATTACTCAGAAGAATAAACTGTCTAAGATTTGTGAAGATGTGTTCGTATTTGCCCGTAAGGATGAATGGACTTCTTTTCATGCAAACAAAGAATATATGAGTACATCCAGAACAGGACAGAAATTCTATAAGCCTGTGTACAATCTGATTGAAGCTGATAATAATGATGAGGTTTGTCCTTACAATAAAGCAACTTACAGTACAGATTTATGTTATCAGTTATTTAAGATTTATGCTCCTGACGGGGGGCTTGTTTACGACCCTTTTATGGGAAGTGGAACAACCGCTTTGGCAGCAAAGAACATGAACTTGAGTTTTATAGGTTCCGAGTTGAGCAAGAATCAGGTTGAATGGGCTGAGAACAGATTGTTATACGGTAAAGGTCATATTAATGAAGAACGTGACCCTAAAGCATTATTCTAACAGGAGATTAAGATTATGGAACTGAATAAGATTTGGAATGAGAGTAACGAAGTTACATTAAAAGAACATTTGGATGATAAGTCTGTGGACATTGTACTTACTTCACCGTTTTACAATTCTACCAATAACTCAAGAACATTAACAAATAACAACAGTAAGGGATATCCAAGTTGTCGTTATGATGAGTTTGTGGATAATATGAGTTTTGAAGATTACAACGCATATATTCTCAGACTGTTTGAAGGGTTTGACAGGGTATTAAAGAACAACGGTGTCGTACTTTGGAATATCTCTTATGGTGCAGCTAACCCTGACGGAATGTTCCAGAACATAAATGAGATTGTTACAAAGTCAAACTTCTCAATTGCAGATGTAATTATCTGGAAAAAGAAATCTGCATTACCTAACAACATCAGTCCTAACAGACTGACACGTATTACTGAGTATGTGTTTGTAATGGCAAGAAAGAGTGAACTCGATACATTTTTTATGAACAAGAAAAAAATATCTGTGTCTGCAGGCGGACAGAATATTTATGAAAACATTTTCAATTTTGTTGTTGCAAATAATAACGATGAAGTTTGTCCTTATAACAAGGCAACATACAGTACAGACCTTTGTTACAAACTTCTCAATATGTATGCTCCTCAAAATGCTGTTGTATATGACCCTTTTATGGGAAGTGGAACCACAGCACTTGCTTGTAAGAATATGGACTTAAATTATATTGGTTCTGAACTTAGTAAGAATCAGGTAGAGTGGGCTGAAAATCGACTCATGACAGGAAAAGGACATACAAATGAAACTCATGATGATAATGCTTTGTTCTAAAAATTATATATTTTCTTATGAAGAAGTATCATATTTTTAGTAGATTTTTTAATTCAATGGGAAGTTTCTATAACCTTTCCGAACTTGCTCAGTATATGGCAGTTTTCTATTTCAATATGAGAACTGTCCATTTTCATACTCAAGGAAAAAATTTCCTTGAACTTCATGAATACGCACAAGAACTGTATGAACAGGCTGAAGAGTATTATGATGATTTGGTTGAAACCGCAATCTCATTTAATGAAATGGTGCAGCCAATGTTTGTTACTCCGGGAGATTGTCCACCTGTAACTGATGTGGCAAATATGACTCCTACAGATACAATTGGTGTAATGCTGAATGGAGTGAGAGTACTCTTCGACAGTTTGGAATCAATAACAAAGGAAGTTTATCCTTCTTTTGTTTACAGTAAGATAGATTCAATGCTTGAATGGTTAGACAAGCAGAATTATAAATTAACTCAGATGTCAAAGGAGATATAAGAATATGAAAGTACAGAGACCTATTAAATCAGCATTTACCCCTGACGAAAAACATTCTATCGGAAATATAGATTTTTATGATGTAGAGGGTTCAAGAGACCGAGAAGGTAATACTTTCAGTTGTGGTGGAGATTTAGGAGATTGTTGGGCAGATAGTGCTTGGTATGATTGTGATACAAAACAATTACATTTTGGAAATGCCTATTTTAATAGCCATAGAGATATGACCGATGAAGATGCTAAAGATTATTTTTCCGAAACAATCTCATATTATCTTGATGATGGTTTTAATGGTGATGAACTCGTTCATGATTTCTGTGAAGCATTATATTCTTCACGCCAGATTAATTCTTCACAGAAGGGATTCGAGAACATAGTAGAAGGAACTCAATATGATGATTACCATATTGATACAAAGGGTATGGGAATCCTTAGTGTTGAAAATATTATTGAAGAAATAGAAGGTCGTGGAAATCAGGCTGTTCTTACAGTTCAGACTTCAGATGGTTCTACTAATCATTCTCAGTTTGGCTCTAAGGATTGGAAAGAGTATAAAGATTCTGTAAATGATGCCGGAAACGCAATTACTGATGTTTGGGTTACAGAAGTTGAAGGCAGCTCTTATGTTCGTAATTCTCATAAAATCATTTCAGGTTTAGACCCATATCTTTGTTGTCCAAATTGTGGTGAACCTGAATTGTTTGAAAACATTAAAGAACATAATATTAAATGTTATAATTGTGGTAATACTATCTCTTACGATGAATTGAAAAATCTTAAAAAATATGTTTCGCCACATAGTAAAATCACTTCAGCTCGTTATATTGCAACAGACCCGGAAACAGGGGAAGTTCTTGGCTCAGCAGATACTTATGAGGAAGCTGTAAACGAATGGGGTGAAGATGTAACTATTACTGATTCTGAAGCGACTGAAGGACAGGAAGATATGGGATTGTTCCAGTCTCGCAGACCTATCAAATCTGAATTTGATAAACTGGACCGTATGTATGTAATTGATGTTATTGATAATATTGTCCATTACCACAACAAAAATTTAACTAAGGAACAGTATTATTTACTAGATGATTTGTTAGACAAGTTAAGAAACAAAACAGCCACAAGTGACGATTGCATTGAAGTTCTCACTAAAATAGTTAAATACCACAATAAAAATTTAACTAAAAAACAATATTATTTACTAGATGATTTACTTGAAGAATTTCATAAATTTGACAACGACATTCAATCGTCTCGCAAAATTACTTCAGCAGTAGATGGTGGCTGGGAAGTTCGCTCTTCCGATGTTCCTGAAGCTCTTGACCTGTTCGTAGAATATTTTGGTGAAGAAGATGCTCTTGAAGAAATCGCAAAAGCAATGGGAGATGATGTTCTTCAGGAAAATATCGAATGGATTGCCCAGCATTGGGGATTTGCTGAAGAAATTGAAGGTCTTGATGTTTGGGAACAGTACGAAATGGCAAAAGAATATATGGGTGTTTCTGAACTTTTCAATAATCTCACTCAGGCTGCCGGATATGATGAACTTGCCGCAGACCTTGCTTTCATTTTCCGTATGAATGATTTCCGTGAATGGGATAAATATGATAACGAAGATGATAAAGATGAAGTTTCTGACAGTGTTACTTCTTCTAAGAAACCAGAAACGACAAAACAGTTTGTGACACGTATTCTTTCAGAACTTGAAACCGGTGAAATTACTGAGGATGAAGCAGCTGAAGAAATCGCAGAAGCTAACGATGTAAATATCGGATATGCAAGACAGATTCTTTCTAGTTATATTGCAGATAAAGACAGATATATCACTTCAGGTATGCTCGAACTTGGCGATGCACTTAATGTTGAGTTTGACACTGATGGAAATCTCGATTCTTGGTCTGTAGATTTTGCTACTGACCCTGAGAAACCGGCCCCAACTCTTGGCGGTGAACTTGTTCGTGCTGCACGTTATATCATTTCAGCTTTTAGAGACAATGATGAAAAAGTCGGCTGGGGTTATGCAAGAGAAGTTTTGAATCCTGCAGCAAGATTTATTGTTGAGAATACTGATTATAAACAGAATGATGTGTTTGAGGATTTACTTGATGGACAAACTTACAATGATGACGCATACAGACAGTTTATTGATATGTTCGAAACTGATTTTGCTGATTATCTCCGTGACCATGAAGAATTGTTCCATAAACTTAATAAAAAGAGTTTTGAAGAGAATGTAAATGACGAAGATGAATATTCTTCTATCGATTACTTTTCTGTAAATAACGAACATGTTGATTACTGGTTCAAATATGAAGACGGTCAGTATGTTTGCGATAATGTAGACCCTGTTGTTAATCAGGAGTGGAATGAGGGTGATATTATAACAGCTGAGGATTTCCCTTTTGATAGCATTGATTTCAATGAAGAATATGGAACATTCGATTATGATGATGGATATATCTATAGTTGGGAAGACGGAGACGGTGAGTCTGTTCGTATTTCAAATGTAGAATATAAGTATAGTGAATTCGAAGAGGGTGATGTTCTTACACCAGATGAGCTTGAGAACCTTGCCGAAAACGGATATGAGTTCCATGATACAAATGGTAATGAAATTAGAATTTCAGATATAATGTAAGGAGATATTAAAATGAGAGTAATACGTTCGAGTGTGACTTTTATCGAAAAAGGAAATAAGATTATCGCTAAGCTAAACGGTAAGACTGTAGGATTCATCGAAAAGAACCGTAGCGGCGGATATACATACGCATTTGGCTCACCTAGTCAGAGTTCGTATATTGGTTTTGATGTAGATGATTTAGAGACAGCTAAAAGTAGAATTGAAGAGAACGTTTTTGTAGGTTCTTCTCGCAGACCTGTGAAATCAGTATTTTATGTAACATGTTGTGATGAAAATGATAATACTGTTGGGTTTGTTACAGAAGATAAAAAGGTTACAGAAAATGAATCAAAGATAAAGTATTTTGATTCTAAGAAAGAAGCTGAGAATTTTGCCAAACTGATGTACGATGTTTACAAAGAAGAAAACGAAAAGTATAACTTCGGATATGAATTTTATGTAGAGGAAGAACCTATAGAATCATCTCGTAGACCTGTACAATCAGGATATGAGGGAGATGACGCAGAAGCAGAAGAACTTGCATTGTATATTAAGAATACTTCAGAACTGTATCATGGTATTACTAAATCTATTATCGAGAATCTTAAAAAGAAAGCTCGTAAAGGTGTGTACGACAAAGAACGTGCCGTAGATGCTTGGATGTATGCTGCAGATGCCGGTGCTAAGATGTACGATAAAGAATTCGGTAGTGGTCGTGGAAGTCTTACTATGTTCTCTAAATCAAGTCGTAGAAAGGCTGCAGAAGAACTTGCAAGGTATTACGAAGAGGATGTCCTCGAAGGACTTGATAATGTTCAGTCTGCATTCAAGATTGTTTCAGGAAAACACACTGTAGAATACAGTAAACCTTCACGTGAAGAACTTGAGAAAGTTCTTGATGATTTTCTCGCTCAGAAAAAAGTAAAGTTTGCTACAGATATTTACGATGATACAGTAGATTACATTCTGACATTCTGGGATGAACAGGATTTCAAACCTAGAAGTGTTGAAGATGCTGTAACAGACTGGTACAACGATACAAAGAAACACTTCCCTGAGGATTTGAAGAAAATCAGTGCCGCTTATCATCGTTGGATTAAGAGTAAATTAATTCGTTCTTCTCGTAGAATGAGGATTCGATAAATGAACTACGATGAATTGTGGACTAACATAACAGCTTTATTCCCTTCAAACGTAGACCTGATTTACGATGGTGCAACAGCCACCGTAAAGTCTGGTGACAAAGAAATTACCGTTATCTACAACGATGATAATTCGTTTGTAGTAGACGGTAAAACACTTCATTTTGAAGACAGTATGTTTGAAGTAATTAACACATTACTTGTTCCGTATATTTTGCAGGAACTTGACGGGGAGAGAAGACTGTGAACGAATTAATTAAAAAAGTATCTGAAACAATTCCTGCAAATAAAACACATAACAATGAACCTGTTAAAAAATTTCAATATAAAACACAGAAGAAACGAACAGGTCCAGGATTTGATTATTATCTTCAGAAAGCCTGTGAAAAAGTAGACCAGACAGAAGAAGATAATGTAATCGAAGTTCCTGTAAGTAATCGACCCAAATTAGCACCGCCACGTTTTAATTTTTAATTTTTTCTTTTAATTTTCCTTTACATAACACTTGTTTTATTGTATATTATAGTTATACAGAATAAATGCTTTAGGAGGCAGTTATGGAAAAGGAACTTACAGTAAAACAGATTACTTCAAAGATTAATCAGACACAGAAGAAGATTGACGAAACTAACAGACAGATTGCAATGTACAAACAGTGGATTGCAGAGGCTGAGGCACCTGATGCTAAGGACTACAAAAGAGCAACACTTTCAATGGATAAGAAGTGTCTTAGAGACGCTGAGAAGAAGCTTAATAAGTATGAAGCACAGATGGCTGAACTTAAACTTCTTCAGGTTGGAAAGGTAAAAGAATATCCTGTACTTCGTCAGTTCGTAGAAAACTGGAAACAGTACTGTATCAAAACAATTGCTGACCCTGAAATCATAAAGAAATGTATCGCAGCTCGTAAAGAGATGTACGAAGATATTAAGAAAGTTGAAGAAGAATGCAAGGCAAAGGGTCTTCCTTCTTGGCAGTCTTACAACAAACGTGAATCTATTAAACATGATTTCAACCGTTCTTGGGGATTCGTTGCTGACTATATGATTTGGTCTGAAGAAAGAATCGATATGGAAAGATTGGAAAAGGACTATGCTTACTTCGCAGAACAGAAGTACAACAAGTTCATTGAAGACTGCGAGTTCTATGTTGGTGAAATTACAGATACTTCAGACCTTTCAATCGGAGACAAAGGTGATATCAACGGTCACGTTGTTGGCGTAAAGGCTACAGCAAATGTAAATACAATTTCTGCTGAGGGTCCAATTCAGAGATTCCATTATAGAACATTGATTAAGGTTGTTGCATAAAATAAACCCTGCCTTCGGGCAGGGATAATTAGGAGATAAATTATGAAGAAAGAATTTCAGTGCTTTGAGTTGACAGATAAACAGCTTGACCAGTTTGTTAAGGGTATCTTTGATGAGAATCGTACTCGTCCTGATATGGTTGAATCAGAGTTTCTTACTACAGAAGAAATCAAGAATAAGATTTGGAATGATATGTGGATGGTTTTCCAACTTGGTATTCATCCACTCGATGTTATTCCATATCTCAAATCTGGATTTAAGATTGTATTCATGAAAGGAATTGATTACAGACGATTCAAGAAAGAATATAATAGTTTAATGTAGATATTATCTGGCCGGATATCTAACGTGTCCGGTCTTTTATATATTTTCTATATATCAATTTAATATGGAGAAAATTTCTATGAATACATCAGAAGTAAAGAAATATTCAAAGGGTCTTGTGAACAGTATTAAAAGCGGCAAGCTTACTTTGGAAGAAGCTGTAATTGAAAGTTCAACTAAGACAGGCTGCACTAAAGATTACGCAAGAAAAATCTTGAACGACTATCTGAAATCAGGATATTCAAACAATCCTGATTATGTCGGTGACTGGTTCGGTAAAGGACAGATTGATTTCAATGCTATCATTAATCCTGAAGATGAGGGTGATGTATGGATGGTAAAAATGTGGTCTGGCTCAGGTTATACTCTTGATGTATATCTGTGTAAAGCAACAAACCTTTATGATGCTATCGATACAGTGTTTGAATGGTCTTGGGAAAATGAGGGTGAGAATAACATGGTCTTTGATTTGGATTATGTTTACAATGAAGCTGATGAATATTTTGAATCTGACCCTGATATGTTTGGAAACGGAGAACTGGATAAAGAAGATTTTGAAGACAGATTCATTGAAGAATATTATGTAGGAGATAGTAATTACGGATTGTTTGCACGTTCAGAAAATTTCTTCGTAGATAAAGTTCCTGAGGATGTTCTTGCAGAGAATCAGAAACCTGTTCAGAACTCTCGCAGACCTGTTAAATCAGAAATGAGTTCACGTCAGTATCAGAATGCAATTGATAAAGCGGCTCGTATGATTGACGAGGGTGAACGTGATGTAGGTGCAATCTGTAAGAAGACTGGTCTTGATGAGGGTGATGTTCAGGCAATGATTGATGAACAGGAAGAACTAGAATCCGTAACATCTTCTCGCAGAGCAATTAAATCTTCTGCTGATAATCTTCCTTCAGAAGTTTATTATATGGTAGTACAAGGTGCTAAAATGTATTATAGCACAGATTATGACAAAGTAGCTGATATGGTTCAGAAAATTAATAGTAAACCAGGGCCTCGTGTTTACGGACCGTATACTGAGAATGACCCTGAAGAAATTCAGGAACTCTATGAAGTAGGTTATCTCAGTAATTCTCGTAAATCAAATGAAAGGAGACCAATTAAATCTATGGCAGCTGTAAGTAAATATAATCGTATGGATTTCAAATCACTTCAGAATATGGCCGGAATGTATTTAGATAGAGAAGGAATTAAGTTTGAAGAAACAGAAGATGGATTACACGTAGATGATTTTGGATATATTAGAATTAAATCTGAAATATCCGATATGAATCGTTCACAGGGTAAATATTCTATCGAATTAGTTCCTAGAGCCGGTGATAATGATACTTATTCTCTTTTTGAAAATTTTGAGAACGATTATTATGAAGGTACTGATATGAATGAATTTCAGGAAGATATGGAAGACATTATTCATCAGATATTTACAGCAGGTGCTTATGTGTCACATGACATTATTGATGAATACGGTTATCTCGAAGGATATCCTCATTTTGAAATTTTTACTAAAGGTACAATAGGATGAAGTTGTTACAATTCTTAAAGAACAACTTGAATATTTTATATAATTGTGAGTTACAATAATAAGGAGATATAACTATGGAAATTAAACAGGATATGGATTTTAACGACCTCAGAAATAATTGCTGGGGTCAGGCAACACAGATTCTCGAAGAAATCTCAAATGCAGATAAAGAAGACGATTTGATGTATTATCTTGAAGAGATATACTCGGATGAAATTCCGACACTTACTGAAGTAAACGATATTCTCGCTTACGATTGGGAACGGGTTTATGATGCTATCGGAATGTCTGATGAAGACGAAGACGATGACGATTGGGAAGATGATGACGAAATCACCAACTCTCGTAAACCAATCAAATCAGGAATAACCTATGAACAGGCTCTCGATATGTTTACATCTGAGGGTAAACCTTGGGATGATTATTGGTCGATGCAAGCCGATTGGACCGCTTTCGTAGACAGTCTTGAAAGAGACGGTGAGGTTGATTACGAAGAGGCAAGATGGTGGGATAACCCTTGTACACCTAAAACCTTTGATGAATGGGTAGGTCGTTCCAATGATGATGAATACGATGAGTATTATGACGAAGGCGAATGGGATGAATAATCTTATATAAGTTCTAAAACCTAAAGACTGTTCCAAAAACGGAACAGTCTTTTTTTATATGCAAATAAAATCTTAAATAAATATAAACCTTATATATTCTTTATAGAACTAATTATTTCATCGTTGATGAACATAGTTCTGTAAACCACCAACGTTCGATTTGGAGAGCAAAGGTGGTAAAGTTAAATCATTATCACCTTTATTCATATAAGGAGAAAAACAATTATGACAAGAGAAGAAGCACAGGCAAAACTCAATCAGACTTTTGCTCAGATTAATTCAAGTGCTGACCCAATGCACAATGGTCTTATCGCTCAGTCACGTGATGCTTATGCAAAACGCTGGGGAAAGGCAATGTCTAAGGAAAAGGAAGCAATCCTTAAG